TCAACGACAGCTTTTATCCCGCCGTGGCTTTTTCGGCATCAACAGATAATCCACGACGTCTTCATCCACACAGTTGTTCACCCCTGTTAACACCAGCATATGGCCATCTCCCTCACGGGTAATGAGTGGGCTTTTAAAGTCTGAGGCCATCTCACGCGCATTACGGTAAGGCGTAACCGGGTCATAGCGTTGGGTAACAAACAGCAACGGTGGCAGTATTGCCGCAATCACCGGAGTATGCGGCTGCTCATGCCCAGGGTATGGCCAGAAATCACAGGTTTCGAGTGGATATTCTTGCAGCGGCAAGTAGTTGGGGAATGACGCTGCGCTATTGATTTGCTGGCGCTGTCGGCGCAGCAACTGCCAATCCGCATTCGGCTTTCCCACATCCGCACAGGTAATCACCGTTCGTGCATCATCAGCATCCGGGGTGTAACTTTCATCGATCAGATTGGTCACCACATCATCAGCCTTGCCTTCATCAATTTTACGCAAGGCGATGGCCAGCTCGGGCCAACGTTCACGTTTCGGCAGCAGATTGCGCGTCAGGGTGATCACATCATCGGCAGAGATTTCATAACCTGAAGGGGTAATAAAAGGGGTATCGTGCAATTTGCGTAGCAATGCGTGATACAGCTGGATTGCCCTGTTGGGTTCGCTGGTTAACGGGCATGAGCCGCTTTTCTCGCAATCATCGGCAAAGCGCAGGAAGCTTTGTTGAAAACCATGCTGCTGGTTAATACGCTGGGTAAAATCATCCTCCTTAAGGTTCACCACACCGTCTAGCACCAACGCGCGGGTTTTCTTTGGGAAACGCTCTGCATAGAGCGCCGCGACCTTGGTGCCGTAGGAGTAGGCCACGGCGGTCAACGCAGGTTCACCCAAGGCCCGTCGGATGGCATCGAGATCGTTAACCGCTTCATGGGTGCCCATATATTGCACCACGTCGACGCCTGTCTGCTTGATGCAGGCCGCCACCATATCCCGGGCCTGCTGCTCTGCCCCGGGAATATCGTTTTCATCCGGTGACGGTGTTTCCTCACTGGCTGTCAGTTGGCAGGAAATTTTGGGCGTCGATTGCCCAACACCGCGAGGATCATAACCGATGATGTCGTAAGATTTTTGCAGCCGCCAGGCGGGCCCCTGTTCGGCAATTTGCGGATTGATGCCAGGCGTTCCTGGCCCATCGGCGATGATCACCACACTGCCTTTTTTAGGGCCTACCGCAGGTAACCGCGTGAGGGCCAACCGAACGGTTTGCCCTGCGTTCTGGTGATTCAATGGCGCTTCGACATAGCCACATTGCAACCCCGCAGGCGGTGGCCCGTCGCTAAACCAATGCTGAAAAGCCGTGCTATCGCAGGGTTGCCAGTCAATAGAGCCTGGCAAGGCAACGGGGGTTTTGAACAAAGGCTTGGCATAGGCCGGCATTTGCGCCGCGATGGCCAGCAACAACAGAACACGAAACGCAGACATGACGAGTCCTTTCAGCAAACGGTTACTCGGAATTTTAACGCGGCTACATTAAACCGCCCGCCAACCGAATGTGGAAGCGATGTTTAAATGTTTTGTACCAAATGGCAGGAGGAGGTCGCTGAAAAGGTGACGTATAACCAGAACCGACGCCCTGCCCACCTAAGGAACGTCGGTTCCGTGATTTCGAGAAGACTAGCTTATGTTACCCACAGATGATGGCATGCAACTGCCCTCTCAAAACCTTTTTAGATATTGCTATTAGAAACGATAGCCGGCACCAACGGTCCAGGTACCTACTTTAAAGTCACCCAGTTTGGAATATTCGTAGTGTGCATCAAGTGCAATATTCGGGGTGACATTCAGTTGTAAACCTGCGCCATAGGCAACGCTGGTTTTGCTTTCGTCGGAGTTAGCAGAGTAACCCATCAGAGAGACATTGGATGTCGCCTTGCCGTGGCCAAAACCGATTAACCCATAGGCGCTGATATAGTCATTAAAACGATAGGCAGGACCTGCGGTCAGGGAGTAATATTTTAAATCCGCATCGCCCACTTTGTAGCTGCCATAATAGTAATCATATGACTGCGTGGTGTAGGTGAAAGAAGTGATAAAACCTAAATTGCTATCAATTTCATAGCGATACTTAAGGTTAAAACCTTTAGGGTTTTCATCCAGGTTATGGTCATCCACCTTCACGTGGCTTTGGGCATAACCTAAAGAAATGGTGCTTTCACCCGCAGCTTGCACACCGAAAGACAACGCCATTGCGCCAGCCAGAAGTACTGATAAATATGTTTTTTGCATTTTAAGCTCTTAGTCCATGAGTAGATAAAATTCGTCCTACCCGATAAATAATATACCTACCAGGCGACACAATGATCTAACCATAAAGTTTGTTGAATGTCTCTATCCAGGTTAACTATCTATGAAGTTTCACAGGGATATAATTTTTATCGCGCGTTAAACGTGAGAATAATCTCTTTATTAGTGAGATTAGTATTGGTTTTCTATGCAGCTACGCATTCTCTGCCAAATCCCCCCTTGCAAACTACCTCAACTGAACAACTTTGCGAACCGTGGTGTGTAATTTTTAAACTACCTATCACAGTCATAGCTAACAAATAAGTTTAGATTTCATTTGAAATCAGTTAGTTGCGATAGATTAAGATTATAAAACACACAACAAGTAGCGACAAATAACGACAATTCACGTCAATTAAATCAATTAGTTACGAACAATAGTGACCTCATTTTTTATTCGCATCACCTCTAACAAGAGCCGCTGCATCTCGGCATACCCCTTTATGAAGAGTGTTCCCTACAGCCCTACGTTTCGACTCCAACGCATTCACGATAGCCATTCTGTCGACAAGCTGGCCAGCATGGACCAGTTCAACAACCACTGCCCCGATTTCTGCGGCAATCATCCCGCATCTTTCATCATCCAGATCCATAGGCACCCCCAGTTATTTTTGCCCAAATTAGCATAATGATGGATGGCAGGATAGTTTGCCGGGATTTCTCCCGGCAGCGCTATTACTCCTTGTTCCCATCGACCAAAGAGGATATTTCACCTGGTGCCGGTTCTTCACCACTTTCCAGATCGGTTACATCGGGTTGCCCTGGTTCCTCTTCCCGCTTTGGCGCCATAGTCTCTGATTCAGATTCAGTTATCGCTGGTTGCTCAAGATCTGGTGCTGTTTCCTCTTCCGATATTGGATCTGGTTCCGGAACGTCGCTTGCTGGCATTTCAACACGAAGATCGATCCACCGGCCAGCAGGGATATCGATTGGCGTGCCGTCTGGCATCTCGACAAAAATCGGCTGCTTTTTCTTGCCCACTTCTCCACTGTCCATAGCTTCAATATTTCGAGCTGAGTATGGACCGGTATTGTATGTCCGGTGATACGTGCGGATCTCGATATCGCCATCGGGCAACACTTTTGATTCCACCCAGATTAATGGCCGTTTGTTGTCATCAACCGGGATTTCAATGCCATTCCCCGCACCGCCCCAAGCACCGTCACCGTTGAAGCCAAGAACGCCAGATACACGATAGACGCCCTCACTGACGCGCTCAGTAGTCACGCCCTGACTTTCGTCGTTGAGTTCGCACTGACCATCGCCGAACAGCTTGACGATCGGGGATGCTTTCTTAACAAAACCATTGGCATCAAACGTTGTATTACCAGTGGAGAGGAATTCGAAACTTTTGGAGTTATAGTGGCTTACAATCCCAACCTTTCCATTTGGCGTGATAATAATATCTGCACATTGGGTAGGGTTTGTTTTCGCCCTCATGATCCGCATACCAAAACCCCATGTGTTACCAACAACCCATGAGGGTACTGTTCCACCGTCAGCAATAGTTCCATCAATTGATGATTTTTCGAATGACAGATATGAGTTCGCTTGTGTCCCCGTCAACGAATTAAAGCGATAGGTACCGGCCCAATTCGGCCCAGGGGAAATACAATCTGCCATTACACCAAAAGTGCTCGGATCGGGAAGTCCTGCATCGTCCCATACTAAATGCCATCCTTGAAAAACCCCATTTCTACAGACGTTGCGGTACTGCCTGTCAAATGAGCTAGGGGCAGTAATGAGCGCCATGGCAAATACGACACCTTGGATACCGCCGGTTGTAGATGCAAGAGTCCAGTCCAGCATATATGCAGTATCAGTGCGAGGCATGCCCTCACTACCAGCCCACGCAGTATACTTACCGCTCATCATTAACTTTACTGCGTTGAGAGTGTCAACGAGAGGTAAGGCAGGCGCAGCGCCCCCTATGCCAAACTCGCCTTTCTTCACCGCGTTAGCTAACGTGGCTGCTGCATTGTTCTCGCTTGTTTTTGCCGCTGCCGCTGATGCAGCCGATTCGGCACGCATCGTATCTACTGTTCTTACTACTTCTGGGGTCAACTCGTCTGGCTTGGGCGGGCTAATGAGGAAATCATTCAACGTTCCATTCACTGAATCCGTCAATACTCTTATGTCGCCAACATGGCCCAAAGTAGAGACAGTGACTTCATATTCACCAGGGAACACTGTCATTGAATACTTACCAGCAGCATCCGTAACAGTTGATGAACGATTGGATGTTAATACCCGCGCAGTGGTTCCTTTTGCCTGCATCGTAATAATTACGTTAGGTTGGATATCACCATACGGGCCTCGTAATACATCACTAATTATTGACATTTTTTACTCTCCTATAAGCACACCCATGCTATACATGGCTACTTTGTTAATACAAATTCCATTTATTATTTAATTTCCAGATTATTTAACCTGTTTTTTAGCTCAGTAATTTGTTGTTGCTGCTCTTGAATTGCACCGGTTAGAACTGATATTAATGGGAGAATATTTAATCCCATTTGACTCGACGGGGTTTCGCTAGTCTCCTCTCCAAGTAAAACCTCACCATAAACAGCTTCTGGAATTGCCTTCGCTACTTCTTGTGCAATAAATCCCCGTTGCAATATTTTGTCAGACCAGACTCCAACATTTTTAAATCTAAATGTCACTGGTCGCAGCTTCATTAATTTTTCAAGATTACCGTCGGCCTCATTGATATCCTTCTTAATACGCTTATCAGATGTATTAAGCGAAACCAAACCAACCATTGTGTAATCAACCCACGCCTCTAGCCCACCAGAAGTCCAGTTAAAGTTAAATTGATAGCCTGTATGCGAGCCATTTACCCCCGGCTTACAACCAAGCGATTTAGCCCTAAACAGGCTTGTGCATGTCAATTTATCTGCAGCATCACAAATCAAGCGAGAAGAAAAATCACTGGTAGAGCTGGCATAATGGAAGTCAATAAAAGGTGTGGCAGCGCTTAGCTCAAGCCCGCCAAACCACGGAACGTTATCCGTTCCTAATTGTAAGTTTTTCCGTGCTGCTGCCTTATCACTTAAGTCAGATAGATTTTTATCTTTTGCTAGCTTACCAGCGGCTGTCTCCGCGACTGCATTAACATCAGTCCGAAGGGATGATAATTGTGCTGCGTAACTGCCCCACGCAGGCCCAGTGAATGTACTACCGTCCGGCAACTTAACGGTGATGTTGCCAGTCCCACTGAACAACTGTTGCCAGTTGTCTTTGTCATAGTTAAGTCCACGCAGCGCTCGTGAGCTTTCTGCTGCGAGCTGCGCGGTGATGGCATTGAGTGTTTCACGCGGTACTGCTGACCAGGCTGCACCCGCTTGTGTAGGGCCATCGTAGACTCGGGTCAGCGTCACCTGCGTCGCGTTATCAATAGTTTTCACTGGTAGCGTATAAGTTACGCCACCCACAACGGCAACAATAAAATCTCCAGGCCTCAGCTCTGTTGTGAATGCCGTCCCGGCGCCCTTAACTACTGCGGAGTTATTGGTAAGCGTGATAGTTCCTGCTGGCATAACCTACCCCTTATTTAAATACTAAAATAATCTGCGGCGTCCATCACAGGCAGATTGATTGTGGTCAGCCGATACTGAATATTGATTTTGCTATGGTCGTAACTGTTTATGTATTTCGTGCGCCAAGCCGTCACACCGCCGCCAGCCATTCGCATTCCGGCATGGCGATAATCAAGATAGTTATTCGATAAATTCATACCATCATGAATGCCGAGGCGGCAGAGTGGCACCAGAGGCTTTGCCGTTGCCATGACGGGGTATGCATAACTTCCCGGTATGCGCTGCGTATTTAACGAATTACCACGGTAAAGCATGGGTGCATTATCAGATGAGAATGTACACTGCCCTGCAGCATTCCATATTGCCAAGCCATACTGAGGCGGAGTCGGATAAGAACCATTTGAAAAGATGCATATCCACATCAGGCAATCTGCACTACCGTCACTGATAACATCATTCCCCGCTTCCCTATAAACATTAATGGTCATGTTTTCACGGTCAAAATCAACGGCACGATCACCCCGATCCCAGTAAGCAAAAACAAGCGCATTGGCGCGATCAGGAATGTCGGGGATTGTCCAGGCACCGAACACGTTAACCACCCCGCGCCAAACGCATTTTCCCGCGACTGCCAGATCGTTAATCTCACTGTAATCTGTTGCATCGATAAGCTGGAGCCCAAAGCGAGGGACACCGCCAGCGCCTGATACCTGAAAGGCATCAAACTCGATGGGCCGCCTGCCTTTATCCTGGCTAGAGTTAAATCCATCAAACCAGGCATGCACCGTATTTCCCGATATTTGCACACCACTGCATGATATTACCCTGGGAACCGCGCCTGTTTGAATAATCGCAACTGTTCTCCTGGGCACAATAAATAACGAAGCTCCAGGCGAAAGGACGGGGTACGACCATGTTTCTCCGTTTTGGTCAAATTCGGGGTCAAAGAAGCCCCGATAGGCGCAGGCTTTAGAACCATTGCTAATATCTACACCCGCACCGCCATCTTTGGGATAAACCACAAGTCCATATCGGCTCAATATATCCTCCCGAGCTTTGTTCTTATTTGCCCCATACCGTCGTAAACTGCCACACCATCGTTATTGACAACCGTTCGCCCAAGGCCTGGTACTGAGCCATTTATTTCAACATATCCATCTCTGAACCCCAGCCTCATACCAATGCTTCCCGGAGAGTAATTATCTGACTGGAGATAGTCCGTAATTTGAGCCGCGCCTATTGAGGCGTTTTTTATTTTTGCTGATGTAATGGATCCATTCTGAATGAATGCATCACTGATAAATACCTGCCCATTAACCACAGCAAAAGGAGAGTATTGGTTATCACCACTACCGCTCATCAGCACAAATTGATTCGCATTAAAACCAACACGAGTAATCACCGGCTGACCTGCTTGTGCCAGAACAGCAATAGACATCCCGGCACTGTAATACACGTCATTAATACGCACACCGGCTTTCAACGTGTGCACCGCTGTTGCGCCAGTAGCATCAACAGTAGCTGTTAGCTTATCTTCTAGAGCTGCGGTAACGTCACCGATCTGCGCCTGTACTTGCGTGGACATTTCAGCAAACGCTTTATCAACCTCTGCTATCGTGGTTTTTACAACCAGAATATCTGCGCGCACTTCGCCGTATTGCGCCCACTGATGATCAACCGTCGCATTGTTGGCCAGGGCGTTCTGCAGAATGGCATCAATGTTGGTATCGATCTGACCAGAAAGCCGATCACCATCGGCAGACGACATAAAACCATCGCCAATCACATGGAGATAGTCGTCAGCATCGCCGTTAGACTGCCCGCGCACCCAATCAATCCAATCACCCTGGTTGCCGGTGCGATCGACGAGCCGCGCACGATACCAGAACTCTTGCCCCGCCTGTAACCCGCTCTGCGTATAGCTACGTTGCGGGTATGGCACATCTGAAAGCAACATGGCGTTATTGCCTGCGGCATTATCAGCATATTGAATTTCGGTTTTCAGTGTGTCCCCGGCTCCGGCAGGAAAATTCCATGAAAGCCCTATACCCCACAATAAGGGCGTTGTTGCGAACCCCACCGGCTTAGGTGGTTTCCCTTCCTTGCCATTTAGCCGAGTTTCCTTTGATGTACCCCAGATAGAGGAAACATCACTGCCATTTATGGCCCGGACCCGCACTAGGTATCGCCCGGCAAAAATATTCTGCACTTCGAATCCCAGGGCCGATGTTCGCGCCACAGAAACCCAGTTGCTATCGTCTCGCCGCCATTCGGCTTCATACGCCACAGCATTATCAACAGCATCCCAGTTGGTTCGCATCGTTGTGATTGCAATCCCTTGGTTAATCTGCGTAAAACTGCTGACCTGAATATTGGTTGGAGGCGCTTGCACACCAGGCGGGATCACTGATATCGGCCGCTCATCCAGTCGGGCACCAGTATCGATCGCATCGTATTTCCCCGGACTATGCCAAACAGCAGAAATGGTAAAAGTGCCGTCATCATTATCAGTAACGTTTGAAACCCGATACTGTTGGACTGCCAGATCACCAGCATCGACGGACCACACGGCCTCCGGTTCTGGATTTGGGTTATAAGCCGTGCTGACCGTGACATTGGCCCCACTGACGGCGGAAACAGTGCGTGCCTGGGAGCTGCCGTTCGGTAAATTGACAATCAGCCGATCACCCGGCGATACATCGGCAACCCGATCCAATTTAATCACCCGGCCATTAACTGCCGATATGCGGCCGCCTAACACACGCCCAGCCAACATCTGATCTGCAACGCCAATGATGCGACCAGGCAATGGAATGTAACCATCCAGCCCCGTTGAGAACGATATTGTGCGGTCGTTGCTATTCGTGAGCAGCGCCCAGCGCCCGCGCCGGTTTGCCTCCGTTTGCCGCGTGCAACCTATGGCGGAGATTTCCGTCTGGTTGATGCCATAGCGTTCAACCAGTTCATTTTCCATAACCGATTCGACTTCATCTTGATAATGATTGTCAGGGTTTGACCAACTCACCATCGCGCTTGAATAGCGGTTTCGATAACTGCCGCCTTGGTAGTGAAATTTTCCATCAATGACGTTTGCACGAGTGTATGTAAAATCCATATCCCTCGGCATATCAGCCAACACGCAAACTTGGTTATTTGCCCAATACGTCATGCCACGAAAAATCGAAGCCAGATCGCGCAGAACGGTAAAGGCTTCATTCTGAGCCTGAATATAAACGTCACATACAAATCGTGGCTCTGTACCGGAGCCGCCACGCCCATCGGGTACAAGTTGATCACAGTATTGTCCTATACGGTACAGTTCTACCTCATCAACTTGGGTTGCATCTAAGCGATCACCAAGGCCAAACCGCTTATTCAGCAAAATATCGTAGAATACCCATGCAGGATTGTTGGAGTAGGCCCATTTAAAACTGCCGTCCCATGTGCCGTTGTATGTCCGGCTTTCCGGGTCGTATGTAGTCGGAACGCGAATAACCCGCCCTTTCGGCTTACAACTGATCTGCGGAATGTTTGGGAACTGTTTCGCATCGAACGAAACAAATAACAGCGCCGTGTTGGGATAACGAAGCTTGGCATCGATCACTTCAGTAATCGCCATCACCCGCGTAAGATCCACAACATTGCTGGATGTTGAATCAGGGGTGATCCTGCGCAAGCGGATTTGCCAGCCTGTTGTTGCTGGCGGCAGATTCACACGGTGACTACGCTCAAAAAGTGACGTAGTTTTGTCGTTTATCACACCGTTTAAAACGGTCTGATATGCGCCGCCATCAGTAGAGAGATCGATCGCATAATCAACCCGCGTTCCCACACGATCCCCATTATCCTCTTGCCTTACCAACGTCTGCCAGCCAAGGCGAACTCTGACAGCAGATAACTGAGTATTATTTATCGCTCTCACCCACGGCTGTGTGGCTTTCAAGTCGACACCCACACTGATCTCGTTTTCTGCACCGGGCATTCCCTGAATATAATTCTGCATCTGGGTGCCTGGCCTGAAATCCCACTCAAAGCCGGGATAGTTCAGGGTTCCATCTGGCGAATAAACCGGTGTGCCATCGAGAAAAATATTTTGCCCATCCAACCCGCCAGCAAATTCACCCTCACCCAGCGCCAGTAAAATCTTCGCCCTCGCTATCGACTGGATGCTGTCCGGGGACTCTGTCGGGGTGTGGCTACTGCCACCGCCACCTTTGCGACCTTGGATCACGTCTGTCATGGTTTCACCAATAAAAAAAGCTCGCATGAGCGAGCCTGATTGAACACTGATATTTTTACTGCTGGTCTTCTGCGTAGATCCCCGCCGATATCACAGCACCGCCGATTTCTCGACTGCCATATAGGACACCAACTGGATTGCCCTGGGTCGTCGAGTTAACCGGGCCACCAAACGCGTATGAAGGTTTGTTCTCAGCGTTCTGACCGACCGACAAGCCACCTGGCTGGGGAGATAACATTTGCACTACTCCACCAAACATCATCGATGCACCGGCCATCCGAAGATAGGGAGATATAGGAGCCAAATACGGGATAAACGAAGCTGCGATAAGGGCGGCACCAAGGACAGTTTGAAAAATACCACCACGCTTACTACCAATTATGACCGGGATAATTCGTATATCGCCATCGCCCTTAGTCATGTCGATCTCTTCTTCACTGACATTCTTACGTCCGACAAAAACAGCAAAAGTCAGCCCCCGGATTTCAGCCTCGTTCATAAAGCGTTCGAAGCCGGGTAACTGCCCCTTTAACGCCCTGATAGCGTGAGGTATATCTCGGGCACGATAAGTAAACTCCTTGACGAACTTCTTTCCGAGAATGCCACCAAGCCTGATTGTTCTGATGGGAATGTCACTCATTTGAATAAATCCTTATACCGCAAGATCCGCTCAGTTCTCTCTTGGAGATACCCGCCATACGGCACCCGCTGACTTAACTGACCGTAGAAATGGTGTAATAGCGTGTTCCCTTCAAGCAAGATCCCCGCGTGATTGGGTACGGACGCTGATATTTGCATAATCACCATATCCCCGGGTTGTGGTGGCCCGTAGAACTCCCGGAAGCCGCATTCAAACCAGTTGTCCATATACAGGTTTTCGCCTTCATCCCACCAGTGGCGCTCCACGCTGTAATTAGGCAGAGTAATGCCGTGCTGTTGCCGGTAATAATCCATAATCAACGACCAGCAATCGGCATGCCCAAGTACGAACTGGCGACCTTCCAACGGGCGATCACCGCGTGGGTTAATCGTCCTGATATCACCCTCAGGCCACGAAGCGATCACCCACGGCAATTCCGTTACGTCACATTGCAACATGTCCAGTTCGCTGGGTTGCGTCGTGGCCCCATCGCCAGTGTGGCTATGTACGATCGCCACTACGGTTCCCCACTCTTCGGCTTCCGCATAGTCCAACGGGGCCAACTCAAAATGTTCTGTAGGCTTGAGGGAAAGATTGGCACAAGGAAAATAACGCTCTACACGTCCCTTTTGTGCAATTACGCCACAGCATTCAGCCGGGTGGCAACTTTCAGCATGAGCCAAGATTGCATCGATAGTTTTTTGTCGCATGGTTACCTCCGAACCAAGGCAGAGCCAGGGAAGCCACCGAAATCCAGCTCGTTATTTTCCCCATAGCGTTTTTTGCAATCCGTCAGCAGTCCCCCACACTCATCTTGCGAAGGATCCTCAGTAGGGTTCCCCTTTTTATCAAACCAGCCGTTCTGCCCCGCGTATGAGCAACCGTCGCCGGTTTTATACTGGCCGCGCATGCACCATGTACAAAGCGCGGTGATCTGCCGCGTTGGGATCCGCCGTCCTTGCAATGACATTGGATCGGACAACGTAAACTCAATAGCCTCGTTGTCTTCCGCGCTTTTGCTGTCGATGTAGAAAACCTGCTTAAATTCTTGGGCTGGGTCTGCTTTGGGGTTTCCGCCGGCAAAGTTTTTGGCATCGAGGTAATGTGCGAAAGTATCGTGGATGGTTACCTTGGCCTGGAGCATATCGTCAAACCGCAAACACAGCGCGGTGATCAGGCTGTCGATATTTGATACCGCCAATTTCGGTGTTGCACTGGCCCCGTCGCTGGATGATTCTAGCCCCTTTAACTCATACGGAAATGCGCCGTATTCCTTTCCCTGCCACCAAATGCTTTTTGGCTTTAACTTGGTTTCATCGCCATCAGACGCAGCAATCTCCGTTGGCGTATGAGGTATGGTTTCATTGTGAAAGCGCAGAACGTCGGCACCAAATTTTGTACCGTCGACTTCGATTAACCGGACCCGGTTACCGGGTTCCAGTTTTTGCACGTCATTTGTGATTGCCACATGGTCTCCTCATGGCGCGAACGCTTGTTCAAATGTCGCAGATACCGTCATAACCGAGCCGCCAACCGGCGTTGCCTTGATGGAGTCAGCAACCACGCGATATAGCCCCTTTACCCCGTAAGGTGGTGTCCAAAAGAATGATTTGGTGGTGTGGGAGCGGGCGAACTCTAACAGCGGAAGCATCTGGGCTTTTTGGCCGGTGAATGACAACGGCCAGGTCTGGGCTTCTATGTTGAGACCATTACCTGCCACCTGCTTATAGCCATCACCGAACTGTGCCGTTCTCACCCGCTGGGCATAGCTGCCCTCTGGCTGCCCATGAATGCGCCAGGTGAAAGTGTCGACTGCCATGTTTTCTCCGTGAATAAAATTAAGTGCAATGCCCGCGGAATATCGGACATTAAAAATTCCTCAGTTAACGGGTTAGCTGACGTCCACAAATTAAAAAGCCACCCGAAATTAGGTGGCTGAACAAAATCAATCCGGTTATCTATTTACAGTCAATAACGGCTCTTTCAATTTTATTGCTGGTCATAGATGGCATACGCTCAAATAAGGAGTAATTAGTTTTTCCTGCCTGTTCCCTTACATCAAGAACAGCATCCGCGCCTGCACCACCGCTGCTCAATATTTGGATGGAAAAGCCATCAGCTAATGGAACTGATGTTGCATTATAATAAGTCTGGTTCCATTTCTCAGCAACGCACGCAGACATGACCTGTGCCGTTTTTTGTGACTGTCCAGTTGATACAGGTTCCCCTTCCCGTAATTCTTGTACTGTAGCGCAACCTGCCAACGCAACCATTATCACGAAAAACCACAGTGCTTTCATTTGATTATTCCTTTTAAAAGAAGTAGCAATATCCAATTATCACGCCTCATTGTTTTTTAATGATTCGGAGCATTCCCTCAAGTTCTACTTCAAAATTTTTCCTGAGGTTTTCCGGGAGACCATCTCTAAGTCGGCGAATCACTGGCTCGTGTGTCACCATTACCGAAAGAGCTGAGTTTTTCGGCATTTCATTATGTAGTTGGTTCGCAAAAGCTTTAATGCCATCATAATTAAGAACAACATCACCGTCCTGGTCTTCAGTAACAAAATCACTGGCAACAAGCGCTTTTGCACTTCCAACCCCCCTCCCTGCGCTTAGAGCACTAACGTCACTCCCACAATGTTTACATTTGATTGCTTCAGCTCTAATTAACTCAGCACAAAGTGGACACCGTACCATCCCTTGGTTTAGTTGTATGTTTTCAATTTCCTGCTTGCTGCCACTGAGGCAAAGAGAGTGGATTAAAGCGACAATGAACAGCAAGAAACCATACAACCACCACGCCCCGAATGACCTACCCTTGCTTTGTGCAATAAAAGCAGGTATTAGACCAAGAAAGGCCGCAATTATCAGAATCTCCACACCGACTTCTCCGTGAATTACAAGTGGCAACATCCTATCACCACTTACAGTCATCAGGCATATCAAGACATCACATTTTCTGATGGTTACCTTGGATTCTGTGCATACCAAATCTGTCCACCCGGCCTCAATTCCCTCGCGATCCCCTCCCTAACGGATAGGTCGATCACCTGCTGATAGGCCTTAGCCACGACATCACCATTCCCTGATTGGCTTTGCTGCTGCCCTTGCTGATTGATGGTTACAGGAGCATTGATCGTTAACTGAGAACCTTCGGAATTGCGTAGCCCATGCATCGGCGCAGAACCAGAAACCGTATTTCCGACCAATCCGCCAGTGGCATAACCGCGCATCATTGCATACAGATTATCAACACCAATGCGATCCGTAGCTTCTTTGGTCATCACAAACTCACCACGATGCACGACGCCGGCTGGCTCGTATTTCCCCCCATCGCCGGTATAACCCCCAGTATCAAAGCTGAAAATTTTACCCAGAGCGGAAGTAATCGAACCACCACCCTCGCCTTCTCCCAACATGCTCTTGACCGCGTACGCAACCAATAGCTTGTTGATGATATCAATAATCATCTTGAGGATTGACGTCGTGAAGTCGCGGAATGATGCTTTGCCGGTAGTTACCAAATCAGTCATCATGTTGGAGATGCCACTCAACGCACTCATAGCCACGTTTGACACCGAGCTATATACATCAGTGGCTTTCTCCAGATACTCATTCAGACCATTGAGCGCACCAGCTTTCCAATCCTGTTCTAACCTATCTCGCTCCGCATAAGTCTCCTCAAGGGACGACAATACCTGCTTTTGTGCAACCGGGTTATCCGCATATTCAGTGGTGAGTCGGTCCCTCTCGGATTGCCTCTGGGAATCTCTGGCTGTAGCCCCCGTTGCAAGAAAGGCGATCTCGGCACGCTTTGACTGCTGCTGCCGATCAAACTTTTGAGCAGCATCCAGCAATTTGTTGAGTCGTTCCTGCTGTACGACTTCATCACCGAGAACCGCCAGTCTTTCCTTATGTGCCAGAATACTGTCTTTACTAGTGAGAAGTGATTTTTCTTGAACCTTTAATTTGCGATCTTTTGCCGCCTGCTCCAAAACAGTAAAATCGGCTTGGGCCTTCCAAAGATCCTTTCGCTGCTGGCTAATTTTGTCGTTTACACTGACATGATTACGCATCACAGCCAATTGTGACTCAAGTGCTAAAAGATCAGCTTGCGCTGATTCATCGGCACTATCACCAGCAGGGGGCTGATATTTTGGCCCCTTGGGAACTGCCGGGTCTTTATACTTCCTCTCAATTTCTGCCCGATATTCTTTATATTTTGTATCTGTTAAGGCCCATCGATCCGCCTCAAGTTTTGCTAATTCCTCTTGTCTTTGCGTGGCCTTACTCGCGTATTGCCGATTGTACCTATCGCTTACTTCTATCCTGTTTTTGAGTCGTTCTTGCTCGTCTCGCTCCTGCTTTTTCCGACCGGCAGCAAGCCCCTCGTCAGTCAGGGTTGCTTGTAGTTTTTCGTATTCCTTTGTAAGACTGCCAACCAACACTCTTTGATTTGCCAGCGCCTGAACTTGCTCTCTGGAAGAAAATGAATCATTTGGCCGCCCATACCCATAGCCAGTGGTATTTACAGCAGGTGCGGCCTCCATTCGCTCGAGATTTTTTTTGGCAATTTCGAGCTGTTTCCTTACAGACTCGACCTTACTATCAAGACTCCTTTCTCGCCCAACATCGAGCATGGCATCCCACGCCCCGGAAGCGGCATCCTTCACGTACTCCCATGCAGTCTCCAGTGTACCTAAACTATTTTTTACCTCCGCAGCCCTAGCGCTCATGGATGTTGAATAAGACTCCATGGCAATTCTTGCAGCATCAGCGGTGCGTCCCTGCTTTACGAGGGAGATAATTTGCTCAACTTGAGTGGCTGTAAGAAAATGGAGGGTTCGATCCAACTCCATTACCGCCTTGACTGGCTCATCCTGTAGGCGCTTGAAATGCTGGATCGTTGTATCAATTGATTGTCCGGTAGCGTCTTCAATTTTTGCGGCAACCCTCGATACCATACTGATCGCACCAGAAGAGAATTCCCCGCTGCCGACCACCTTTGCAATCGAACTTGCGAATGCACGTTGTGTCAGTCCATTTTGTGATAGGGAACGAGCCAAATCCTGCAACTGAGAGGCTGTTTTTCCAGCATACCCGCCTGTCAGTATAAGCTGCTTGTTATACTCCACGGCTTCTTGCGAGCCTTTGTGCCATGCGGTGACAAGTAGTCCAGCCACACCAACAAGCCCTATGATAGCCAAAGTTGTTGGCGTCAGTAATCCGGCAAGCCCCTTCGCATGTTCAGCGTTTTCGGCCAACGCATTGGCATTATCTGATAATGACTCTGACGATTCATCAGAAGCATCTTTCATGCCAAGCAGTTCTTCCTTGATATAGCGGAAGATCCCACCCAGCCCACCGAACGAGTCAGCAATCTGCCCGCCCTGCTGGAAAAGCGAAAGCCACACCGGCATCCCACCTGCGATCGTGCTAAATATGCTGGTGAATTGTGTAGGCAACATACTTAGTGCTTGCCGATACCGCCTGGCAGATATCGAGCCAACCTTCCACTGATTATCTTGCTCACGTAGCTTGGCAATAAGAGGGGCTGACTCTGCCGTTACACCCAGCTTGGCCGCTTTTAGCTCTAGCAACTGGGTGCGCGTTTTACCGATGGCGTTTACCTGCTCTTGCAACGAATCGACGAATGATTTACGCGTAGACTCTGCACGCTTGGTTTCCGCTGCTGCTGATCGTTCTGCCGCCTCTTGCTCTTTGAGGGCATCTTTCAAGCCTCTGGAAGCGATCGCTGCGGCCCGTTTCTGATCTGCCTCGCGCCGGGTGGCTTCTTCCTGCTGGCGCATTGCGGCAATCAGCGGTGCCGCCTCCTGGCTTATCCCTAGCTGCGCTGCTCGGTATGCAGCCGCATCAGAGGCCGATGCCTTATAAAGTGCGCTCTGTGCTTGGAGTTTTGATAAAAATGCCTCTTTAGCTGCTGCAGCAGCTCGCTCTTGTTGCGCAGCAGCTGCGGCAGCTTTTCCTTCCTCCGTTCTGGCTGTAGCTGCCCGCTCCAACTGAATACGGGCCTGCTGGATAGTACGAGAAGCCTCGGCAAAGGATTCTGGATCAATTATCCCTTTTGCGTTGAATTTCGATAACTGGCTTTCCATGTTATCGAGTCGTTCGAACGCCGCTGTAACCGGGTTAATCTGCGTCAGTAAATCACGCAATTCTTGCCGTTGCTGTGCCGTCGCCTGCGAATGGTTTTTCGCTTCTGTCTGCGACTTATTCAACGCTGCAGCATATTCAGCAACACGGCGATGGGTATCTTCAATCTCTTGTGCGATCTCCTTCGATACCTTCGCAGTATTCTTCCCGGAAGCATTGAAACCATCTGCGGCACCGGCCGCACCGGTGGCTTTCTGCTGGAATTTATCCAGCTCATTGTTACCCCGCTGCAAGTCGCCTGTATCGACGCGCAGGGAAAGCGATGCAATGTCAGTCATGCTGTAACTCCATGCAAAAAAGCCAGCACAAGGCCAGCATGATCAAATATCAGGGTGTTGTTGGCTGAAACTAAAGGTTATCTTGAGTGTTCAGCTCGCCCATGTAGGAGCATGGGCGTTTACATCAAAGGGATGGCTGAAAAATCTCTGGATAAGGAAAAAATATGGTATTTGAAAAACGTACAGATCTAGAAATACTCCAAGAACGAGTCGGCGCTACTGAGGTTTTACTCAGGCTGCTTTGCAAAGAACTCTCGGCTGGTCAAAAGTCAAGTATTGCTGCGACCTTGGACATGCACATTGAGAAATGGAAGGGCGAAGGACTCCCTGAGGAAATATTTAAACGATCTAAAGACCTGTTAAACAAAGATATTTGAGTACTAAGCGGCCTAGTTGGCCGCTTTATTGGTAATGCCTAGTGATTCACAGTACTCTTTCGCAAATTTTTCAGCACGTGCATAGAAATCAGCAAACGAGCTTTCCGGTCTGTACTCTTCAATATAATGAAGCTTAATGATTGAATCTCCCCCGAGGCACGGTGATGGCATACCAGAAACTGTGATGTGGGTATCGATTGCTTCGATAAACTCATCATGAAATATATTCACACCTTCCAGCATACCTTTCATCTGACTTTTTGAGCGCAGGTTGTGCCTAATAGCTCCGACTTCAAATTTTAATTCCATAACTATCTCCAGATATTTTGTTAAAGCCCCAGATAGAAAGGCCTGTAAGGGGATCATACTCAATTTAACTTACTGGCCCTCTACTGCATTGCTTTATGCTATGTCGTAAAGGTAAAGTTTTCACCGCATTGACGTTGTACTGATGGCGACACAACATATGCACCAAACAACATATGGCCCTAATTTTTATGGATAACTGAAAGCGCCGCCGCTTCCATCACCCTGATATCAGTTAAGGCGGTTGCCTCATCCTCTACGCCGTGCAGCTTCATTACCCAGGGCAAACAGTTGTAATCAAGCCCTGTGACGCCGCTCATGCCAGTGCGCCACTGAGTCGCCATAGCTCTGAACGCTTCAAACGCTGGCCAAACGTCTGGGAGCACTTCTACCGGGTCTGATTCAACGTCTTCCGGTGTTAGCCCAAAGGCGGCCAGTTCTTCCGGTGAGGGTTCAGGCGTATAGAATGCCGAGGCAACCGCTGTTAGTTTTTTTCACGAATAGCCATTAATTCGCGGGTATATGCCAGTGCGATTGAGTCAAACGCTCGCGGGTAGTTTTCCAGCAGCACCATAACGTTTTCTTTCGTGAATTTTTCCGGCAACGCCCAACCAATGGCAATTTCGCTGACAAAATCCACCATCGGCGCATTGCTGTGCTTGCCTGCTTCACCCAGTTTTTCAGACTCTTCACGCAAGTTTTTTTCCAACACCTCCAGATCGGCACGAGTTTTATGCTTGAACGTGAATGTCAGAACGCCATCCTCGGCCCCGGCACGGGGAATGGTCACATCGATTTTAAAAGTTGGGTTAGGGGTAAGAGTAAATTTCATGTCGACACCTGTGATTAGTGGGGCGCAACTGCCGCCCCAGTGAATTATTTGTCTTTGTAGAACGTCATGGTGCGGGATTGCACGGCGAGTGAAACCTGCACTGTTTCAACCGCGTTCACTGCGGTAGCCGGCTGCGGGTCGAATGAAGAAATAGCAGACCAATAGCGGGTTTCTTTCGCCTTTGGCACATACATGTAAAACGGCAAAATATCGCCCGAACGATCGCCAGCAAGCAGAACGCTGTAGATCGCCAGCGTGGAATCATGCGCAAAGGTGAACGTCTGTGTTTTCGCCGCTCGGAATGTGGCCAGATTGCGTTGGCGGTCATCTTCCAGGAATTGAATCTGCACATACTGCTGATCACCACCTGATGCGGCTACCTCGGTAATCTGCGGGATCTGCGTCCATTCAGTGACTTTGGTCAACGAGCCTGCACCAGCACCCGCTGGAAAAAAGTTAACGTCAGAGGTATCAAGTGATCCGATAGTGACGGCGGTTGTTGTAGCGGTGGTGACCTTGGCAACCAGGTTATCGATCAGCCCCCACCCTGATTTGATTAATACAATGTCACCAGCGGCCAACGTGCTGCCAGCGACCGTGAATACAGCCCCTTTTGCGTTACTGACAGCAGTTGTCGGCAACGCGGCGGCCATTTTGGAACCCGCAAATACAACGGCCCCATTCGGTAATGCAAAAGCCATGATTATCTCCAGATAGAAAAAAACCGCCGCAGCGGTCAGTGAGTGATGATGTCAGCGCGGTAACTCATGCTGACCGGGATTACATAGCGGGTATCTGAGGGAATGCCCCGGTAAACGGTCGGCGGGGTGTGTATGTAACAGGATAAAGGGCCTTCGGTCAGTACCATGCCCAAGGGGAACAACGCGGCGATCTGGTCGGCTAATTCCCTTGCGGGGCCTGTACCATCACCAGCAGGCGCAACAACGTTGATCTGCCAAACACCCGGCAAAACATGCAGCTTTTCCGCAAGGTCGATTGCTGTTGTCGTTGCAGGCATGGCGTAGGCTTGCAGATACAGACCATCGGGTGGATCCATTACGATATTTTCCCAGGCAACAGGAATGTTGTGTGCGTCTGCCCATTCGCCCAAACGGGCCTCAAGCAACGCAGCTATGCGGGTGTGGCTCACGGTTCAATCTCCGATACGGCGGCGCTGAAATGCCGCTGGAAGTCTGCGGCAGTGATACGGACCATGCCGCCTGGCGTTTGAGTGGAATGCCCAAATTCCAGCCGATAGGCATAAGGGACGTTATTCACGAAGTAAATGGCCTGCATGCCAATGCGGAATTGCTCTATCAACAGGTTGCCAGCAGCCAGCGTCGCACTGCCTGATTTATCGATCCGCCCTGTTTCGCCATCAGTTGGCGAATCAAAGGACACCTGCCAATTACCGCGAAACCGGCCCCCGCTATAACCTGGTGGTGCCCGGATCCCCATACTGTCAGAAACCCGAGCACGCTTTTTTAATTTCCCGGTGGGGGTGAGGTTGGCTGAGTCTTGTCGTTGGGCCTCGTTGTGATCAAAAACAGCCTGGTTGTAAGCTACCGCAGTGCTATTCACGTCCCAAAGTTCAGGATTGCCAACAGGCGACATCTGCACGAGTTGCGCCAGTATCCGGATACTGGTCGCCCGTACCACCTGCGCTTGATTGGCCTTTGCCTTATCGACAAATGCCGTTATAGCCTGCAAAAATGCTTCATTTTCGGACATCTCACGCCCTCAGTTGCGCCCGGTAGCAAATCAGGATGGGTCCAGGCATTACCGGATGCGGATGCACTACTCGGTATTTTTTGCCGTTCACCTCGATCCGGTCATCGACACGGATTTCGGTTTCGTATGTGGCCACGAGTAACACATCACCACCCAGGATTAACGAGCCATCGATCTCACTCGGTTTGTATTCGGTTATTACACCGATCACAGTACCGTTTTGCTCTGCCTGTCGAACCTCCTTGCCTGCCTCACGGCTTACTGTAGCGCCGCGAGTAAATGGGTGTTCTGCACCATTCTCTTTCAGTAAGCGGGTCGCAGTCGCCCGCATACGGCGATAATCGATAGCCATATCACCCCCTGACAACGGCTATTTGGCCGGAGCCGATGCAAAGCCCACGTAACAACGCATTGACTGCGGCGAACGAAGGTTGAGCCTTACGGGTTCCCTCCGCATAACTGACGCTGACCGCCCCACTTACCGCTTCGGAAAGAACCTCGGAGCCGCTTTCCGTGGATGGCTGCAAATCCATTTCTTGTGCCTCGAAAGCCAACCGGCACTGCGCGTGCTTTACCTGGATCGGAATGCTATTGCTGGGCAGCCGGTGGTAATCACGAACTACACCAGCGCGGGGCCATGCCAGATTCTGGCCGAAAACAGCCGGCACACCTTTCCAGCCTTTCCCCTCAAGATAATCCATCGCCTGAAGCATCAACGTTGATAACTCTTCATCCTCTTCAGGCAACTTAAGCCCACGCCCAGCAGCGTAATCTCGGCATTCATCCAGCGAGGCGTAACTGTTGAATCCGTCGGAGTGAATTTCAGTATCCAGCATGGCCTACTCCGCTATTCCTCGGCCAATTGCCAGCCGTGAGAAATCCAATCTTCGATTTCATCAGCGTGCACGTCAGCAGCGACAGGGCCACCGGGAAACGCTGGTTCATCTCGAACCATTGCGAGCAGTTCTGGCTGCTCAGGTGGCTGCTCAGGTGGCTGCTCAGGTGGCTGCTCAGGTGCAGCCGAGCTTCCATTGGCATTAGCAGCAAGCAATTTCCGCTCAGCCCGCTGCGCTTTAGTTAATCCCGCCATAACGACCTCTCAATAAAAAAGGAGCCGAAGCCCCTTATTTTCATTAACCCATCAGAACAGCGATATGCTCTGACTTGATCGCGCGGTAACCCCAGGCCAGTCGCACGTGATATACGACTTGCAGGAATTGGCGATAAACAGCGATTTCGAATGACAACCCGGTTTTAGGGTCAGTAACAATCATCCGATCGTCAGCTGAGTCGCCACCTTTTGGAAGTGCTGGCGCACGAGTAGCAAGCACGATCGCAGAACGTGCAAATGCCACGTTTGGCGTATATCCAGCACCCAGCGTAACCGCGACATTATCAGCCAGCGGCAAACGCATCCCCGGTCGCCCGATAGATACTGTGCCACCCGCCAGCCCCTTGTTGACAACATACTTGTTAGTATCACCGGCAAAATTCAGGATCCCGCCAGGAAGAATGGTTCCCGTACCGGTATCCAACGCAATGTTGGTGCTTAGCGGGTCAAATGCACCGTTGGTCAGGTAACCCGCGCCAGTACCTTTATTCACAAAGGTAATAGGGTCAGAATGACGCAATGCCATCCCCATCACGCGGTCTGTCATGCCATTGCGCAACATGTCGGAAGAACCGGCCTCATTGACTTTAAACAGGCCAGATTGCTTTCCGCGCAGGTTGCCGATTGCACCATGGCCTAGCACCAATTGCAGATCGGTTTTTGGTGCACCGTTTTCTTCCAGTACGCGCAAAACGCCCGCAAAATCGGTCATGTCGGCCGCATTCGCAAATGGAGTCGTGCCAGCGGTCCCATAGGCTCGCGAAGCATTCGTATAGGCTTCCACCCAAAGATCCGATTCCATTTCGTTAACCAGCGTTCTCATCGCCTGGTAAAAGCGGTCTGCCTGGATGGTGGAGAAGGTACCAGCATTTTGTAACCCACGCGTTTCCTCACCGTTCCAACGAACAGGAACGTGCTTCGACTTGGAAATGGTCACTTCAACGTGATCAACAACATCGTCGCCAGAGTCCGGGGCCGTTACTCCGGGGGTGTTGTCAGCTGATTTTGCTGGATTGGTGACCGGCACAAGTACTGGCTGGTGCAATGCAGCACGTTCAATGCTGGAGTCGCGGGATACTGCAGGAATGAAACCCGTCATCTCACGAGAAACAACGTCCAGTGCCTCGTAAAAATCAGGGATTAGGCCCGTAAGAGTGTTAGCCATTTAAATGTTTCCTATAAAAATTGGTTAGGGATGGTTTGAGATTTTGGCTATCCAGCCATGGCACCGATCCCTATCCAGGTCTCGGCAAAAATGGGTTAATCAACGATGGTGATCTTGTCTTTTGCAGCGGCTACACGATCCGCAGGGGAAAGTGCATCGAACGCCGCCCGTTTCATGGTTTTCTGGCCTTGCTGGAATTGTGATGGTGGTGTGCCGTTTCCATTGTGGCCAGTACCTTTGAGAATGTGGTCTTTCTGCGGGTATTGTTCGACAAGGTGCTCAAGTGCCTCGTCAAACTCAGCAAGTTCGCCTGGCTTGGCGCGTGAAAACACTTTGTTGCCCGCCGCGTCATAGGCCACAACTTTCCCATCCTCAATTTTGAAGGACTGACCAAAACGGGCTTGAACGAAATCAGCCGGGATCGCCAATTTATCAGCGATATATTTGGAGCCATTGAAGCGCCCGCCGATCATCTCGGTGTTGAGCATATTCGACAGTTTTTCGTTTTCCTGCTTTGACTCATCGAGTTTTGTCTGGAATTCCTTGGTGATCGCCGCTTTCACCTGATCCACTTCGCCTGCATCAATGAGTTTTTTCTGGTCAATTTTCAAAACTGTTTGCATCGCTTCCAACGCCTTGACTGGATCGTCAATACCCGCAAATTTTTTCAACTGGGTTTCCACAGTCTCTTTCGCTTCACGATGCGTTTTAGCCTCAGCGTTGAGAGAAGCAATTTTCCCTGTGGCCTGTGCAGCATCAAAAGGGATTTCTTTGCCGTCCGGATGGGTATAAACCGGGTGGCCGCTTTCAATCACTGCATACGTCACGCCATTAACTTCAACGGTTTTCAATTTCATTGTGGTTCTCCAGCCTTCCGGCCATCAGTTAGGCTTCCGCCCGTTCGCCATATCGCATCCGCTAAACGGCAGGTATAAAAAAGCCCTGGCGATTAATCCAGGGCTTATGGGTTGGTAGCCAATACGTCTATTTTTGGCTATTCACCAATAACATCGTAGGTTTCATGGAAAATGTCAGGCTTGCAGGGATAAAACTCCCCCTTTACCCCTTTAATGATGTAATCACCTTCCGTAGCAATGTGCTTACATTCATTGTTTCGGCCATCTTCAAGTGTCTTGATATGTGCCTCCGCTTTAGCTTCCGGGTGCCGAGCTTTGACTACGTCACCCAAAGCGCTTCCACAGAACGCATGGAGTTGTTTTAAAGCCTGCTCTGAGTAAATAAACTGGATTGCATCTACCACTACAGCTTTTTTTCTGCACTTCATAAAGTTAGCCTCTCATATTCCAGCGTCCAAGAACGCCTGTTCGTCAATTTCTCGCAACTGCTGTAAGGTGAGCCTTTCCCCCTTATCGCTGAAAAAATCTGCGGGGTGCATGCCGCCATCTCGCAACAACCTGGCGCGAATCTCTCCAAATACCTCAACTTGCCGCTTGAAGGGTTGCCGTAATATCCAATCACGATAATCGGTATTTGCTGGCACCTGACCATCCATGCTGGCGCGTGTTCCCTCCGGCATGTCATCAGCATCAATACCCAAATCCGTCCACGACTTCACCACCAGGGTTTCAGTAGAACGGCAGCAGAAATGGATCCGCCCTGGCCCTGCACCGTACGGCACCTTATGCCCTATTGGCTTGTTGTCGAGCGTATAGCGCAGGCGATCACGAATGATGCACGTTGGTGTCGTGTGATTATCGAGGGTGCTGCACCACTGCTTACAGTCAATAACATCTGAGTTGGCCGTGGCGAACTCAGTACGAGCCACGGCGGCCAGATGATTCACCGCCGTTTTTATTACACTGGTTGCATTGGCCCGCCCAAACTGCAAAACACCATCCTGATAGTTTCGGGAACGGGTACCACGAACACGCCGATAAATCTGGTCGACCGTTTCCCCTTGCAGGTAACCCATGCTCACTGCATTGGTTATCTTCTGCATGCGGTCAGATTCGAGTTTATCCGCCCATTCACTCAACAAACGCCCCTGGAACGGCCGCGCCATGGTGGCCGCGTATACCTGTTGAGGCGTTATCCCCATCAGTGGCCAGCGCTGCTTTACCACATCAGGCAACAATGAATCGAACAAACTCAGTTGAAAACCAGCCTCGTGGCTGCTGAAATCGTTGAGTTCATCAGCAAGCGAAGCGTAGAGGGTTCGATAAATCTGCTGGTTGATGTCCTTCACACCACCCAGTAACGCCTCCAGGCGGCGAATAGTGAAGCTATCTGGCGGAAGGTCATCAAGGGCCATGATTAGCCGAGAAGACAATTCAGCGTCGGCCTGGTTGAGTAATTTCACCATCCGAGCAGAAACGCCAGTTGCGTATCGAGAAACAAAAAGCGTGTGGGCTACCGTTTCATCGAACAATCGCTGATTAATCGTCTCCATGGTTACTCCATGAAGTCAGGTGCGTTGATCAACTCATCAATGATCGCTTCAGCCTTAACATCAGGGTCAATAATACCAATCTGCTGATAAGCCCTGACAGCGTCAATCCGGCGAATATCCCCACCCTGGCGCAGTGCTTGAATTGCCAAGGCTGATTGTGGGCTAAATGTATTCCCTGCGGTTTCCAGCTCTGTACGCACATCGATATTGCCGCCATCGGGAAGACACAGCCATTCGGCCATGTATTGCAGGATGTTATCCAGGGCATCCTCTAACGACGAGGACATAGTGAACAGTGGGCTATCTTCCTGCATGGTTTCATGCTGGGTCTGATCAACCGATTTTGTTGATGTGTTTTCTTTGCGCAGGAGTTTTGCTCCGGCCATGCGCATCTGTTCAACAAGATCATCGAGTGAATCCTGCCCTGTTTTTATACTCGCCCCAGTATGCTCGGTGTATTCGACACCATGCTTAGCGCGGTCTTCAAATCTCATTGCAGAAGAAGCACCCACGGTAAGTTCTTCCCCCTCTGCAAGCCCGTACACCGACAATATCGGCACTCGGGCAACGTGCAAGATGGTGTCCTGATCACTTTGGCTCTGCCAATGCTTGACGTTGAGGTGCGCCAAATCAAGCATTGGCGGCTCAGCCGTCATAAATCCGGTTCGGTTGGTGTAAAACGTTATCAACGGGATCCGTTTTGCTGTTGTCTCCCATTCTTCATGTACAAACCAAACGTTATCCCCTTTTTCATCTGCCTTTTTTCGGTATATACCGCAATAGCCGGGGCGTAATAATCGGATCTGAGTGACTTCCTTTTCTCCCCACTCGCCATCCTCTTCAGTGATGACCTCTTTAATGCGCAGTTCTGTGAGAACCTCTGCACCGCCTTTTTTCTCGGACTTCCAACCGATCACCTGACGCGGACTAATAATTACGGCGTAAGGGCGCGCACCGCTGGCTTTTTCCTCGGCCACAGTTTTTGCCCCTTGGGTCTTCGGGTAATCCACCAGCGCGTGGATCAATCCGTAACGTTCCCCCAAAGCGAAAAACTGTTGTGCCCAAACGTCAAGCTGGTTGCCGGCCATATCAAAATCGTGAGCATAGTCTTTGATTGGCTCTGGTGTTTCATCACTGAGCACCGAGGGTTCGCTGAACACACGGCCTACATGGTTGATGATGGTTTCCTTGAGTACGGGTAACAGCGTTGCCACCGCGAGGCGGCATTTATGATCATCTACCTCTTCATTGGGCCAGCGAGGCATGTACGTTTCGCCAGCGTTCCTCATGGCTTTGGTACCGCCCATCAAGGCATCTACCAAATCCCAATCAGCTTCCATCGCAGTAACGGCTTTGAGCGGGGTTGAAATATCGGCCATGGTTTACATCCGTAGTTTGGTAACTTTGCCTTGCGGCTTAATGATGGGGAACTGCTTGATGATGTAATATCCGCCGCCATCGTTGGCGTGGTCTTTACCAGATTTTTTATCCGGTTCGCCTGTTTTTTCATCCCAAACTTGCTGCTCCAGGCATTCGGTATAAACCGGGCAGCGTTTCACGTTAACCAGATAGCGGCGTTCGCCCTTGGAATTGCAAAACATGGCGTTTACGGAGTTGATCCGGTCTTTAACAGGCGGATTAGCATCGTTGACCACCACGTTGAATCCAGCCTGCTTAAGCTGGGCAATATCGGTCGTGCTGGCGTTGCTGGATTTGCGAGAATCACCGGAAGCATCGGGATAAATATAAATTTCCCGCACCTTCCGGTAGTCATTGCCGTCATAGAGCCAAAAGCGCTCTTTGATGATGCGAATTATGTCGGGTGTGTCATAGGCGTTGATGATTTCCGTTACAGCTCGTGGCAGGCCATCACGCAGAACGTGGACGATACCGACCATCTTTCCAACGTTGAAATCCATTCCGATATATAGTGATTCACCTGGCTGCTCCTCGTCGCCACAGTCGTTTTTCTTGCGGTCGAACTGATGATAAATCGTGCCGCTCGTCAGGTTGGCAAACCGACCGCGAAGGTATGCCGTGATTAATGGCCCTGGGTATGAGGCAAGCAGCGACGGGATATAGTCAGCAGGCAGGTTTTTTTCATTATCGTAGGTGCTGGCATGAATAAGACCATAGAGCGTAGCCAGCTCGGGCTTATCCCGCACCTCTTTAACGAATTGCTGCCATACAAACTTAAAACCTTCTGGCGTGGTGGTGACCGAAATCCCGTTGAGTAACCCGTCCACGTTGTAACGCATACGCGCAATGATCTTCCGCCATGCCACCGTGGCCTTTTCAGACTTCATGACGTCCATTTCATCCACCAGCGCATTACCGATCTTGAAACCGACAATCGTTGATGGCTTTTCCATGGAACGGCAAATTGTGGTGCCCCGGTACTGACGGCCAGAATAGAAATGCACCTCTTTGTTGCTTTCGTTGAGGCGTAGCTTTAGCCCCCAATCAAAAGCCACTTCCTCAATCGTCGGGTAGAAAATATCCCTGATCTGAGGATATGTAGGGGCAAAATACCCCTGGTTAATTTTGGGATGTTCCCAGTAGTGTTTGCACATCGCTGCACAACCGGCCCACGTTTTCCCACTACCAAAGCCTGCTACGTAAGCCTTGAATTTATGCGGCATAGTCAAAAAGCGAGCCTGAGGAATATTAAGCGTCGGGTTCATCAGTATCGCCTCGCGCATCAACAACATTGATGTTTATTGCCACCGGCTGCGGCTCGTCGTCATCGTCACCAATTTCAGCAGCAAGCTTGGCATTAACCAGACGTTGGTTTTCTATCTGCAGTTGCTGCAATTTCTCCGTGCGTTGGAATGTCAGGAGTTGTACCAGTTGCGCACGTGCCGCTTTTTTATCTTCTGTAAGGATCTCAATCCCGAATTTGCTTTCCTTTACCCCTGCAAAATACTGAAGCGCATGGCCTTGAAGATCCCGCACATCAGCAAAGAACGTTTCCCCAACGCCCTCACCGTTACAGCGTGGGCAATCAGGGTTAGGATCCGCATTCTCGACAAAACCCACACCGCCATATTGAGGTTTAGGTTTGTTTTCTGCCGTTGCCTTAGCATCAGCAGTGTCGTACTCATTAATATCGATCCATTGGTAAAAAAAGTTCTCTCCCCAACAGTGACGACAGTTAACTCGGCGGAAATGAGATAACTCTCTTGGGTCGGCATTGATGATGGAAACCAGTTGATCAACCAGTTCATCGAGATTGGCCTGATAACGTTTCGAAGCTTTTGCTTCAAGGTCACGAATTGCTTTGGAAACCTTAATATTTCTGTATACCTGCGATGCGCCAAAGTAGGCATTCTTTCCTTCGCATCGATACCCAGCGCGTCTGTATGCCTCAACCCTGCTCTTGGTTACAACGAACCAGTGAGCGAACCAAGCTTGTTGCAGTGTTAATCCATAATCATCAGGGTCTATCGATAAATCCGTGTCGCTATTCCCTTGTTCTGATCCCGTCCGTTTTTCCGACCGTGAAGCCTTTGGTTCGACCGTCCGACCATTTTTGTGTTGGTCGGTTTTTTTGGTCGGAGTTTTGGACGGTTTTTTTTTACGTTCCCATCCGTGCTTCTTTGCCATGTCGATTAACGTGGTTTTCGCTATACCGTGCTTTTTTGCCACATCTTGGATTGAAAGCAGACCAGCACAATAATCACGTTTCAGTTCGCCCCCATCCAATTTGCTCATGCGGCTTACTCACTTCGGTTTTAAATGCTCCAACAAGAAAATCATGGCTCGCGTGTCGCCTTTCTTGGCCTTGATGTAAAGTGCGTTCGATAAGTCAGCAACCCCCTTAGCTTTCCCCCTTCGTACTGCCTGGCGGTAAGTGGCGATCGCTTCCCTATCTGTGCGCATTTCTTCAATGTCGATATCCAATGCGTCGGCTATCTGCTGCTCTGATAATCCACGCCCGGCCAATGCCTCGATTTTGTCGAGCGTCGGCTTATCCATGGCTACACCCTCTTGGGATATGGCTTATGGCGAGCGATGAGGATTTTTTTCATTTTCTTGTCGAGGGGCATAAGGTATTTGTGTTTCCCTGACGTTTTAAATTCTTGCGCGTTGGGATCCAGGTGCTGACGAACGGCATCAATGCTTTGCTTTACGCCCTTTGCCGCTACGCTGCGCGGATGGACTTTTTTACCTTTGACGATGAATGCGCCCAGCGTTCCTGCGCCGACCAGACCTTCATAAATCCAGTTGGTCGCCTGATAGATGCCCCCGTGGTGATTTTGGTCTTTGTCAGCGTAGGAGACGATCAGCCGCAGGCCCGGACAAACCGCAGCCAGGAATTTAATCGCCTTTGCCAATATCTGGCTGACTGGTGATTGGTGTTCCCTCAGGGCTACGCGGGTCAATTCGCATACTTGGTCTTGCTTAAGGCTATAGGGCTGGCCAATGTGATTGTTGGCACCACGGCTAAATATCACCACACCAATAAACTGGCCATCTTCCCATGCGCCGACCTTTACCAACTTTCCGACCGGTACCGCTTTTGCGTAATGCCAATTCAGGCAAGCATGCGCAGCTGCTTTGTGGGTTGCCCAATCCACGGTGAGAGCAGTCATAAGACACCCCCGCAGTGTGGACACAGCTTTTCTTCCAGTTGGTCGAGCTTGCCTTGGTCGCCTTCATCACCCGGAGAGAAATCAACATTAAGCATGTCGTCGATCTCTTCTGCGCTGAATCCGGTCAGAGTTAGGTCGAATCCTTCCGCCAGCAGATCACCCAATTCCATTGTCAGCAGGTCAATATCCCAACCGGCATCCAGAGGTAATTTGTTATCCGCCAGGCGGTAAGCTTTTTTTTCTGCATCCGTCAGACCAAACAACGTGATCGTGGGTACCGGATCAAAACCGATTTTTTCCGCAGCCAGCAATCTACCGTGGCCGGCGATCACCTCCCCAGATTCATCGAGCAGGATCGGATTGGTCCATCCGTACTTTTTTATGCTCCCGATTATTTTTTCCACCTGCTCCATCGAGTGGGTTCTCGCGTTTTTCGCATAAACCATCATCGAATTGAGTGATTTATAAACAATTGCAAGTTTTTCCTGTTTTTTTACTGTGGTCATTTGCGAGGATCCAATACTATGGCCCTGCTTGTACAAGCAAGTGGGCCTTGGTTCGTACTCATGACCTCCGTGTGGGTATGAATGATCGTCAGTAGCTCCAACTACTGGCGGTCGCCCACCTTCCAAATAGAATTTTCTGCTAGCCTCTTCGATACCAGCCCCGAGAATTTTTTAATCACCACTATTGAAAACAGATCGTTTGTGCTGAATTCCCGCTCGGCCAACTCAAAAAAGCAGAAGAAAATAAAAAAGCCACTGGCAACCAGTGCCCAGGGTGGGCCGGATGGGTGTTGCCTGCAGCTTTGCTCGCGCATTATCGGTGACACTCAGTGAATGCCACCTGTAATGCTTAACAGCCCGTTGGTTGATCCACTGATCGCACCAGCGCCATGATGCCGGTTTGAATGTCGGTCTTGCCGATCGCAGCCCAGCGCTGAGGTTCTGCCGACATGTAGCGCCGGAATTCTTGCGCCTCATCTGACGTGCCTTGATATACATCGAAGCCGGTACCGCGCTGCGCATCGCACGCAGCGGCCAACTTAACATCGTAATCAGTGCTCAGGCGTCCAGCCAGTTCGGCCTGTAGAGCCAGCAATTCAGCTCCTTTAGCCTTGATCCGATTCATCAGATCAATTTCTTCCTGACTCAGCTCACGATAGCCTTTAATTTTGCGGTGTTGGTTTTCCATTTTCTTTCCCGATTGTTTGTTGCCACTTAATCAGCCCCTCGATACGAGAGGCGCATATATCCAGCTCACCCTGGGCCACCTGTAGTGCAATGACAGCATCGCCGAACGTTGAGCCAGTGAACGGGGTTTTCTCGCATAACTGCGTATATACCGCTGGCGGGTACACGTAGATAATCTGCGGGGCCGGTGCAGGCTTAACCCTCTCGGCGCAGGATGCCGATAGCAGAATCAGGCAAACGCTGATTGCCACAGTCGCTAGACTCCAACGTTTTGCGTAACGTTCGGTTTTCAGCATCGGCTTTTGCCCTCTTCTGCTGTTCGATTTTCAGTTGCTCTTCGGTAGCACGCCGGTCAGCGTCGATTGACCCTTTCAGCGCAGTGATCGTTTCATCACGATCTGCCACCGCTTCATTGAGGTCTTCGTTAGCCTTGCTAAGCGTCTGGTTAGCTTCATTGGCATTATCGAGCCTGTGGTTCAGTACAGCGCTAATCCCGCCCAGACAGATAGCTACCAACAGCGCACCGAACAGGCCGTAGCGTGTGAGCTGTATCATGCTGGCAACTCCACATGCGGCGCATCCAAGAAGCGGGACGGTTTATCGCGTGGGTTATCTGCCCACGTCACACCAAAACGCAGCTTTACGCCAAGTTCTTTGCCTGCCTGGTGCATGGCATCAAGTACCGGTAGCCAGCACTTATAGTTATTCCAGTCACCACCAACGGGGAATAGGTCCACCGCGTGACCAGTTAGGTGTCGGCTGTCCAACGTCTTGCTAGCTCCCGCAGCCTTCAGCAGTTTTTGCCGTTCTGCGGTGCGGAACCCCTCGATAACAATAAAATCGACGGTGGTGATCTCCAGCGCTCGACGCACAACTTTGACCAACGCTGGATTCACGTCCACGAGGTTCCCCTCGCTGCGTTTACTGAATCTGAAATTATTTGTCTGCATTTGAATTACCCCCGCCAAACCGATTACCCACGTAACCGGATAAAAACGCGCCCAACTTCTTCACACCAACAAAACCGATAAAGCCGCCGATCCCTACCGTTAAAGCCTTTGGAACATCGAAGAAGTCCAGAACCGAATAGATTGTGAGGACTACAGCGCCGCACATAAGCCCTTCTAAAATTGTTTCTTTCCAGCCACTGCCAGAGTAGGCCATTCGCAAAACAGCCATTACAATAGCCATTACAACGCCGCCTATCGGCACATCGCCGCGCCACCATGACGCCAACACTTCGTTTAAATCTGCCCAGTTATGGGGATTACTTGGCATTTGCATAATTCCTTACCCCGCTGGGCGTTAGAAATGAAAAAGGCCACGCATTAGCGCAGCCTGAAGAGGACCGATATCACCGGCCATATTACGGATTTTCTTTACGTCACTACCAACGGCGTTTTTCTGCCTCAAACTTTTCACTCAGTACGATGCTATCCGGCAACAGCGCCCATGCAACGTAAAAATCATGGGGTGTCATTTCATCCATCATGAAAGTGTAAATGCCAACGTGATAAACCTCACCGTCTTCCTCACAAGCTCGAATGTGTCCCTCATGCCAGCCATCACAGGGGTTGAGAATTAACACGTCCTTTCCATCAAGGTCAGCGGTTGGTAGTTCGCTGGCGGGTCTGAATACAAGTTGCTCAATGACGCGTGGTGACATAACTATGCTCCAGAAATGCAAAAACCCGCTCATTGGCGGGTTCTTATAACTTTGGCAATATATCAAAAGTAGGCTTAAATATGGCATAAAGTGTCAGGTTTTACAATATCAATCCTCTGCGTAATGACTACCAACCTTTCCTTGGGTATCAATCAATGCCTCTTCGTCTAGGTTCGTTGCGATCGCTTTTAGTGCCTGCCAAGGTGCTGCATAAGTTTGATACCAAGTTTCGCGGGTTATCGACATCAAACTCGACAGTGTCGATGCGGCATACTCTCGGTACCCATCGTTCCAGTTTTTCGCAGCTACATCTTGCACTGCCAGCCAGACCAGCGATATTAACCGCAGTTTAACCCGCTTCTGTAGTCTTGAGCCCACCAGCTGCTTTTCGTAGATTTCCCAGACATGTTGGCAAATCAGGGTTTGTAGTTTGAAACTCAAATCCCATCCATAGCAGTATTTGAGCCAGGCTTGCTGGGGTTCGTTAAGTTGGTGAACGGCGCGGCGCCATGCGCAATGTGCATACGCAAATTCATTCATCGGAGGAAACGGCTGGCGTCTGCTGCGCGTTTCCATAACATAAACTGCGGTATTCTCTGCCTTTACTTTACGGCCTCCTTCAAGTTCTACAACATGCAGTCTTTGCCTTACATGACCATTTTTATCTACTGGGGGATGTTCTCTGAATGCTTCCAGTTGCCCTTTTGTTCCTCCGGAATCATCTAGCAGCGCTGATCGTAGCCGTATACGGATATATTCAAGTTGTTGTTCGTTCATCCGATAAAACCTTCTTTTTTCCAGATTTCAAGCGTGCGAAATACTCCCTCAGCGTGCATTAGCTTGAGTTCTTCGCGAGTAAATTCAGTTTTAATTCTTCCGTCTACGGCGTCGTGGCACCGGTTGCAGCCTATTGCTGCCACGTAATCATTGGGTTTGATTCCCGTCCCGCATAGCCCTGCCAGTCTGTAATGTGTAAGCACGCTGGTATCGGGATCGAAACAACACACACCAGGCACGCGTATAGTACATTCGCGGCCTTGTGCTGCTTTTCGTAGGTTCACAGGTCGAGACATTGTTGACCTCCTCCCTGTTCTATCCTTAGGCTTTTTTGATAGTCGTTTGAGTACCCAGCCCAATGGGCTTCGCGTATTGTTTTCGCTTGTTCATGAGAGAAAATCAGGCGGCGGTTGTGTAACGGGTATGGGGGCAAAACTATGATGCAAATAGGGCAGTAATCAATCGTTTCAACAATGCATCCATGCCTGCGGCGGCAAATATGCATTTTCCCTTTTTGCTCTGCGCAATTGCTACACATCGGCGCATCACATGTATACGGATGAAGGGGATCGATAAACTTTTCGTCACTAGAGTGTGGCGGAAACCCAAGGTAACCATCGCACAGCAACGTCGATGGCGAGCCACAGAACATGCAGATAGTTTTTTTCATCATGCATACTCCAGCAAATGCAAGGCGACGTTTTCGGCTTCCTGGCGGGAACGGAAACTGCGGGAGAGAATGAAATTCCACAAGACATTGAAAACAGACTTATAAAGCCCCTGGAATGTGTCCTCATCCATCTTTGCGAACGAGATTGATTTGGGTATTCGCTGGCGCAGTCCGTTGGGTAGGATCACTTCATCGTAGTAACCGGCTTCAACGGTGGCCCAAGCCCGATATGGTTCGAACGATTTTAGAACGGCTATCTCTTTGGAACGCAGTTGGCCCACTTTGAATAGATAATCATCAGCCACAGCGCTGATTATTGCGCCATGTTGACCTGACATTTCAATGAGATAATTAACAAAGCCGTCGATAAGTAGCCGTTCTGGCAACGTCAAAGTACCACCTACTGGCGTCCAGTAATCGAAGCCAAATTGCAGGAGTTTGAAAAAACGCTTGTGAAATTGATAGTTACGTACGCGCCTGAACTCGGCCTGTATCCACTCGCCGAGTTTCACACGTTGCAAAAAATCGCTGGCCTCGTTCGTTGCCGGGGTCAGGATTGTAGGTGCGGATTTCACTAATTGTATTAACTGCGCCATTTCAACCTCTGGAATAGCGCAGTGCTCAGGTTGCCAGATGTTCAGGCTGACTTGAGTATTATAACACTATTCGGCGGGCCGTTTCCCCTGTTCCACACCAACCTGCGCTAACAATTCTGAAAGCTCGGATGGCGATAGCCGCATGAGTTCCAAGCTTAAAGCTATACGTCTGTTGGTCTTGATATCGCTGACATAGATACAATCTGTGATTGAATCCACACGAAACTGGCCACTAAAGCAGAGAGCCTCAGGCAAAAAGTTTTCATAAATCAT